TATATGCCTCGTTCAGTGGTAAGTTGAGCACTTCATTTATTGTTAATTCAACGTTGCCGCCTTCACCGGAACTGGTTGGTCCTTGATTATAGGAAGCGATTATGACCCCAACACTTGTGGCCGCAGTGATACCAATAGATAATGTAGTTACTCCAGCTATCCCACCTGATGCTACATTAGAAAACAGTGTCACAGTGCAAGGACCTTGTACAACTACAGCATAGGTAGCTGCTGGTGCAGTTGTCTCTGTGATATAGGCTTGGCCGCCCTCTTGGCTCCAAGTTCCAGGCCTACTGGTAATATTACCGGCACCTGCTGGTGAAGGACCAGTGGTTGTAATTCTATTGCCGCCTGCCTCTAGATTTAATAAGTCTGCTAACTTGGAATTAGCATTACAAACACCACTAGTACCTAGAAAAGTTGTTGGAGTGGCAGCTGGCGTATACCTAATGCCACGATATGTTACCGCAGTTATATCACTAAGACTCCACGAAGGAGGAAATATACTCATGCCCCAACTATTGTTAACTATAGTAGGATTTCTTCTTCCAGTGTTTACATTTACTGGCTTAGTCGCATGAAATTGTCTAATATAATCATAAACGTAGGGAAAAGTATAATCAAGGTCGTCTCCTGCTAGATAATACAAATTATAGATATTAGAGTCTCTCGCCCAACCTTGTGTGTTACCAGCCACCGTACCAGCAACATGAGTGCTATGGGCGCCAACACCGTATGAGTATGAGCCTGCAGCAGTGCCTTTAACTGCGGGATTATGCTGATACCAATTGTATTGAATAGTTCTAGTGCCTCCAGTGCCATCAGCATTTACTGCAAATTCAGGATGATTCCATACCAAACCGTTTTCGTCACAGACTACTACATCGACATTCCGGCCTGTCTGTGTAAGGGTAATAGTGCCTGTCTGTGCCGCAGTACCAACACCATTGCCTTGACGGCCCGTACCACCCCACCCTACTCGCTGTTCACCTTCGACACAGCGAAGCAAGCCCCAATTTTTATTTGTGCTAGAAGTAGTATTAGACTTATTCCAATCACTGCTGGTTTGTGTAGTTGAATTAATACCAGCTGAAATACCCAGTTCGGCAGGTTCTAACTCTACAGAAATTATTCTAGGATCTTGACGTAATGCGGCTGCTTCCCAATCTGTCATTAGATACACTGTGTTTCTGCTAGTAGGTCTGCGATCAATACAGTCTATAGGCCTTAATAGGTCTAGACCCTGTGGAGTTTTACCATCAGTTTCAAGTTCACTGTAAACTGTATTGAGATCACTACGATCTCGAACAGTTACAATAAATTTCCTGCGTCTAATGTACTCAAGTAATGCCATATCAAGCCTCTAATTGTAGGACTGTACATGTCACAGTAATTGCATTTGCAGATCCGCTTTTATTTTTTACAGCAACATAAAGTTGCGTAGCGCCCGTGCCGTCATTATTAAAACCAATAACGCCGGGGCTCATTAAAATTGTTTGTGCTCCGGTAGTAATCACTTCTGCTATTACGCCTGCTCCGGGACTAGGATCAACCCCTTCGGCCCTGCTAGAGTCTGCTGTTCTAGATGCTCCATCAACATATAATCTAACCCAAGATGCATGAGAAGTTTGAATTTTTAACAAAGCATATGATTTAAATGCAGTCAAAGTAATATCACTTGAGGCTCCATCTGCAATACTAATTGTGCTAGCAGAAATTGAAGTTCTTGATTGTAAAGCACTACCGCCGCCGCCGGTTACAGTGCTAGGTAACCATTTGCTGCTGGCCGTACTCCAAACTAGGCTTTGACCATTTGTTGGAGGAGTAGTTGATGTGTCAACATCTGATAAGGCATCAATACTGGTTACAGAATATGCAGCAGGTATAGATGGTTGATTGCTTAAATCTAAATAATTTCCGCTGGTAGCTACTGTGGCTAATGATGGTCGATTGCTTAAATCTAAATAATTTCCGCTGGTAGCTACTGTGGCTAATGTTGGACCTGTAATGGTGACTCTACCTTCACCATCAGTTGTTGTGGTAATACCGCCAGCGCCTGCAAAACGCAGAGTTTCTCCTGAGAAAATTGTTCTCATGGTAGAATCATCACCGGCTACATTAAATTCAAAATTTTCGCCACCACCACCCCCTCCGCCTCCTCCGCCGCTGGGCACCGGTCCCCATGTTATTTCTTTGGTTCCTGTGGGATCATAATATAACACCTGAGGTCCTGTGTCTTCTCTTATAGGTTCTACATAGAACCCAGCCGCTGAACCGTTGAGAACAGAACCGCTGGCATTGATGATGATCGAATTAGCTGGTTGATTAAGGAAGCCTGCTGAATTTCCTATAGCGATCGAATTGGCGCCTTGAGATGTTGCTCCTGCTCTGAAACCCAGCGCTATCTGCGTTTCGGAAGTTCTTAATCGAGCAGTATTGATATCTCCTAAGATCTGTGATCCTGCAGCATCTATCAACAATGTGGAATCGTGTGCAAATACATTGCCGTTGATAAATGACACATTGATTTCTAGGCTGTCGTTGGTTGGATTGGGTATCAGGACTACTCCTTCGCCGGCCACGAATGTAAATGTATCAGAGTCGTTGTCTGCTTGTATAGGATTAGGATTGCTAGCCACAGCGAAATTTTGGAATCCAAATCTAGTATTTGTGACTGTGACTGCTCCCGTACCCGTGCTTACACTTATTCCGCTGCCTGCTACTAGGCTAGTGACTCCGGTATTAGATATGTTCACAGATCCCGTAGCAGCACTCACACTTATACCGGCGCCGGATCCTGCTAGAGTCGTAACACCCGTATTAGTGAACGTAATGGTATCGGTGGCAGCATCAGTGGTAATATTGATGCCAGTACCATTAAGCAAAATTAAATTATCTGCTGCGTTGTCTGCCTGCACTGTGGCCTGACCAGCCACTAGGATGCTTCTAAACGTATCTTGTTGGACGTTCGGCAAAGAATTCACGAATTCGAAAACACCCGGGGATGGATTATTGATAGTGATTCCTGATCCACCAAATGTGGTCACAGACAATACTCCGGTATTGCTGATAGAAATAGGACCTGTAGATTGATTGACAGAAATCCCTGCCCCTGCAGTTAACCCAGTCACACCGGTATTGGTTATAGATACTGCTCCAACGGCAGACGTATTGATGCTTAGACCGCTGCTGGTAGTTAAACTGGTTACTCCGCTGTTCGCGATGGTCAAGGTGTCTGTGGTATCGTTGGTAGTTAAAGAGATACCAGTACCGGATGCAACAGTTAGTATATCTGTACCTCCAGCATCTGCTACGATATTATTTTGACCTGCTACTGCGATTTCTCTAAAATATTCGTTGTCTAAGACTGAGCCGCCTATGGTCGATCCCGCAGGAAGATTGATCGAGGAACCAGTGGCGGTCAGTATCGCGCTGCCTAGATGAAGGCTAGATCCGCTGAGATATAGATCTTTCCATCGCTTGGCAGCAGATCCTAGATCATAGAATTCAGTATCTCTAGGTATGAGATTGGTGCCTAGATCTGTGAGATCGATCACTGAACCAGGACCCCCTGATACAGTTAGATAAAGTTCAGTGAAGTTATCATTGATAGCCCTGAATGCTTCATCCACGGTGCTCCATACGATAGGAGCAGCACCCGGATTGATAGTTTGTTTTGCCATTATGTTCTTCCCACGGCCACTTCTATAGTGCCGATATGATCTGAATCGTAGTCGACTAGGGCCTTGCCTACGATGGTTCCTGCTCGTGCTTCACTGCCCGAAGATATCGCGACTCCTGGTATGTTTGAAGTTATGATTAGATCTCCTTTGCGTACTTTTCCTACGACCTTGCAGGGAACACGCCCTTGCAATGCGATTAGATTCTTATGTCCAGGGCAGGCATCATACATGACGAAAGCAGCAGAATCTGATACCACTCCCGCCACTTTGGTGTTGCCTTGTTTGCCTTCTACCGTGACTTCTTTGTCTCCTCCGAATACCAATACAGTTCCTACTTCATATTCGCGATCGCCTTCGTAATACTCTGCTAGGTCGGCAGAGTATGTGGCCTGCCATCTGCTTCCACTAGACAGTGACCAAGTCCCAGTCACTGTTCCTGTAGTTGATGAAGCCCCAGCGGTCAGCGCGACAGCCTGTACCGAAGAACATATGATAGGAGCATTGCTGAGACCGTTTTGAGTCCGAAACGTATGACCATCGTTATCGTAGAAACTCCTCTTATCGGTGGCCAGCGATCCGTCGCCTACTAAAATACCCACCTGTCCCAGGAATCCGTGGTACTGTGTATAACCTCCTGTGGCGCTGGTAGTGGTATCTATCGTGACTTTGGTATCGACTAACAGTCTTTCTACAGAAACATTTCTAGCACCAAAATCACCACTGCTGTCTCGTTTAACTAAAGTGCTGACTACGTTGGGGCTTGATTCATCTACGATGGCATAATCACCATCTGCCGTAGAAGTAAATCCGATCCTGCGGAGATATCCAGTCCCGCTGTTGTACTGAGATTTTTTGATAGCGCCACCATCATTTACCACAGTGGTAAATGTCACTGCTGCGGGATCTGCAGTGGTCAATCCGGAATTTCCTACTACGGTTTTAGTGGCTATCTGGGATAGTTTATTGAGGGTGAGTCCATTGTTTTTTACACTGATCCATCCGTTGGTGGCGTCAAACTGCGCGGAATCGAAACTGGCTAATCCTCGATCTGCCTGAGCGATTCCCGTGGCATTGGCTCGGGTAGAAGCAGCCGTCATTGCTAATTTACTCTGAGATATCGCTGCTGATATATTGATATCCGAGTTCGAGATCGATCCTGGGTTGATCTGAGCGTCTACAGTATTAGCCGTGCTGTCGATATTAAAACTGATATCGCCTATCACAGTGGAATTTTGGACTATATTTCCAGCGCCAGTGAATGTCAATATATCCGCAGCACTGACATTGGACAACGAAGCATCCTGGAAATTGGCAAAAGTCATGCTCCGTAGATTGATGCCGTCTAGAGGACTCGTGGCATCCGCAAGATCAGTGATCTTGAAATTGCCTATGCTCATGTTGCCTTTCATAGATAACTGTCCATCTAGGCTCATGAATCCACCCGAGAACGCAGGGATCAATGAAGTTCCCGCTACGATTCCTCCGCCGTGTGTAACACCTAATCTACGATCGATATAGGTTCTCGTAGCGTTTTCGGTAGGTACAGAATCAGTAGCGTTATCCGACATCGACGAATCTATAGAAAATTCTGAGATAGGAACACCTCGCTTGAATCCGATTCCGTCTAGATTGCTCAGCGCGATCGACGCCGCGAATGTCACAGTACCAGTACCTTGGTCGACCCGGAAATATGGACCTACTGAAAAGTTACCGAATTGGTCGGTGGTCACATAGAAAACTCGCCCCACTCCTCGTTCTTGTATCTCTTGTCCAGGATTATAGGAGTTAACCGGCGGTCCATATATTTCGTTGGGGTAATTTGTATCCGAATAAGAACCAGTACCGATGTCTAGCAGATCATGAGAAGTCACCCTAGTCAGGCCGATCCTGATGGTCAATGTTCCCGGTTCGTCTTTAGGAACTGCTCCTTTTAATGCAGGTAGCGCAGTGAAATAGATCACACTGTCAACTAACGGTGGATCGAGTGTTATCGTGGCAAAAGGTTGACCAGTGATATTTTCATCGTTATAGGCTATTAGTTCGTGTTCTACACCTTTCCACACGATCAAAGTATTCAGTACTCTATCTTTCTCATCTCCTCCTAGAGGTACTACTGCGAAGGTAGAATCCCCCGCCGCACCCACGATTTTACCCACGCGATGGACACCACTCTGTGTACCGCTGGTATCTGTTGCCACTGATCCAGGAATAGCCTCTCTAGTGATGGTAAATGTATTTGGACTCAGAACTGTTTTTACGAAAACATGTCCACCGTTGATTATTCCCGTGGGCAACGATCCGTCGGTTTCAATTTTTATGGTGTCCCCAGCGAGAAATCCATGACCTACCAGTGTCACTACAGCAGGGCTGGCTATAGATATAGTACAGATCTGTGAACCTGCAGAGAATGGTTGGCTAGGCCATATAGAAAGATCTACATAATTATAGTTTTCTCTTAGGGTAGTCCTGGCCAAACCCTCTACGAAATATCCCTGTGTGCCAGATTGGCTACCACTGGTAATGATTGCTGTTCCTCTCTTGGTCGCGGAGATACTAAAACTGTCGGCAGTGAATCCATCCGCTAAAACGTAATATATGTCTACCGAATTGACTCCCGTGGGCAGAGAACCGGTAGTGGCCAAGCTGATCTGATAATCCGGTTGGAGACCATGCGCCACTCTAGTGATAATTGCGGGACTAGATATACTGATCGTGCAGGTCCTTTCACCTACGGGATCTTGATACTCTTCAAACTGCAAGATTCTATAGACCGTGGGCGATTCTCGAAGCACCATGCCTGTAGATGGTCGCACAGCCACATCTACTACATCACCGGTAAGAACTGTCTGCGCATTCTGTCTAACAGTGACCCGGGTTCCATCGGGAACTGTTGCTGCTAGCCCTTCTACTCCCGCCCCCTCAGAACTCTGCAAACTCAGTTTAGCCACTCCAGGAGGTAGATCTCCGCCGAATTCGCTAGTGGCTATAGGATATCTATAGATGCTGCCTAGCCCATGATCGATTTCTAATTCTCCTCGATCCAGAGGAGCATATACTAGATTGTCTACGTAGATTATCAATCCGTTGACAGTATTGGCATATGTCGGGCTGGGGAAATATACATCAGCACCCTGGGCCAGATCATAATATAGTGTGACCGGGGTAGGAACTTCTAGAGGATCCGCACCTTCTGCGACCAGGGCGAAATTTCCGTGTGCGCTAGAGCCTCCCACTGACCGGATCTGTCCTCCATTGACCGCATAGTAAGAAATATGGCAGTAGTAGGTGAACATAGAAACGCATTCTGCCAATCCGCCATTCTGTGTAACTATACCGTAACCTAGATCATTGATCTGTGTAAAGTCATTCGACAACATAGATCTGTTACCTGGCATCAACACCTCATAGATGTTGGCATTATCGTCCACGAACTCTATGGTTGCCTGCTGTATGTCGATTTTTTCTGCCAGCAAGGCAGTTCGCGCATTTTTGCTTAAAGTTGTATATGCATAAGCATCTAGATCTGGAAGTACCTCGGCTGCCGCGGCACCTACGCCATTCGCTACTATATCTGAAGTTTCCAGTAATAATGTTTCGATCAGATTTTGCACGGTTACATCGCTCACAGCGCCTGAAATTCGTGAAGTAACGCTGTAAGTGACTGCGGGCGGAAGATCTAATATAACCTGTTTGCAAAGATATCTAATATAATCTATAGCATCTGCAGTTTCCGATAACTGTCCCGAGGGTATCTGTAAAACGATAGCATCTCCTACTCCATTATAATATCTAATCCCCGCGTCTCTGGTCTGGCTGTTACCCCCATATGTAATGTCATAGATCAATGCTTCTACGATAAATCGTGTATCTCTAGCACAGGTAGTAGTATTATAAGTCAAAGAGGGATAGGTAGCAGTAACATAACCCACAACTTCATCTGCGATATAGTTTAAATTAGCAAGTAACAGACTTTTGGCATTAATGATATTGCTAGTCAATCCCGGAGGATTGGTAAAAGATAATGCTGGTGCAAATGTAACCCCGTTCCTTACGATGTTGTCTAATACCAATTGGCTAGTTTCTGCCACCGACTGTGCGCTTGGATACAATGCAAGATAATCTATAGCGAGATCGTGTGCATAAGAAATCGCTCTGGCAGTGAGATCCAATTGATCAACAATCACCACGGCCGCATTGGCCTGCCTGTAGGTCAGGCCTGCTTTGCGCATATGGTAGTTAGTACCGAGCACGATGTCATAACCCAGGCCGTCGATGATCAATCCTACATCTCTGTAACAGATATCGTCATCGTATGAAAATATACCGAATGGCCAGGGTGTGGCTTCGTCTAGAACGAATGATGCTGTAGATCCAGCCACATTGAAAGTAAAATCTCTAACATAGTTGATTCTATAAACTGTGTCTTGTACGATGAAAGATGCCGGCAGTTGGGGAAATCTATCCAGTCCTTCTACTAACAAGAAACTGTTATCTTCCACGGTACCGTTTCCAGCGACTGGAAATCCGTTGTAATTGAAGACTGTTCCTATATTATTATCTGTGGCCCCTAGTGATGTAAAAGTGGTGCTGCCGGGAGTCTTGATAGTATAGGATCTTCCTGCGAGCATAGCAGCGACAGCGATCTCTCTCTTACCAACTAATTCAAATTTTATGTTTCCAGTAAATCCATCGATGTATTGTCCGCCAGCGAATGTCTGTCTGCCTGTGCTCTTGGAAAAACTGGCGCATTCTTGGGCATAAGGAGACTTGGCCAATATCTGCCCCGTAGGGTCCAAGACCATCATGAATCCGCCATGTCCTTGACCAGTGATGGCCTGTAACCGTACGCTGTCGTTGCACAAGAACATATCCATCTGATCGTTGTTCTTGGGTGTGTTTACAGATCCAAATCCCGGACCAGATTCGTCGATAACGTCTATGATGACATTGATCAGCGCACCGATCACTCCGCCGTTGTTATAGGCCGTGCCGCCGCTAGTGTATGTACCTAGCGTAGTACCATCTACGGTATCTGTCAATGCTGCATCGTTGAACAATCTAAAAGAAGTACTATCCACTACCGAAACGAAATAATCATTGCCGTTAAGTTCAGTCATACCGCCTACTGCATCGATGATCACATTATCACCATTGATTAGACCGTGTGGAGTGGCGGAAGTGATTATCACAGGATCAAAATTACCGGCACCTGCGATATTGAAAGAAGTACCGCCTGTGCCAACCTCTGCGATGAATGCTCCATCTATTACCTGTAAAAAAGTTTCTTGATATAACTCTGTGATTTCAATATTGCGTATCACAGCCTGCGCCAGGACTCCTAGTCGTCTGATCGCCGCTACAGTTTCGTCTAACTGCGCTCCGATAGCGATCAATCCGCTGGCATTAGAATAATATTTTAATGCGGCGCTGACCGTTCTATCCGATCTACCATAGCGTAGATCGAACACCATAGCATCGATCAAAAGACCTACATCCCTTTCGCAGAGGTTCCTATTATAGTCAAAGGCCGCTACGAAAGGAGCAATATTATTAGTAATCTGATAGTCGATCCACCCTATGACTTCTTTTTGTAGAAAAGATCTATTTAAAACTAATAATTGTGCCGCTGATCTATAGGCTCCTCTGTTATTGATCAAAGGATATACCGGATCTGCCGAATCTGTGAGATAATGATATCCGAATAATCTATCAGTCAGCGAGATCTGGTCAGTACCATCTTCGCCTATGGTTAGATCTCTGCGGAATTTTAGAAAAGCCCAGGGGCTAGAACTTATACCTGGTTTCGGTCGGATGATACAACGTCTAAATTCGTCTCCCACGATAGAAGTGTTCTGGGGAATTCTTAATGGAAGATTTTCTTCGTAGATGCCACTTTCTACTAACACTGTTATCTGTGTTTGTCTAGATACATCGCCATAAGATATAACTTCTCCGATCTGGAAAGCGCCAAACTTGATATCTACGTCAAATATTTCTCGACCACCGCTGTCTAGTTCTCCGCTATGTGCTAGTATCTGTGCTAAAGCACCTGAAGTTTCTCCTCTTAGAAATAATCCTTCTCTGAGGTCTCTAGTGCGTATCGCTTCGGGTGTGCTAGTGGATACATCGCCGGTAAAGTCTGTTCGTTGACCATTAGTTTCGATTAGGAATCTAGGAAGGCTGACCTGTACTGCAGGAAGGCTGGTAAAACCAGTACCGGAGTCGTCTATGGTTATGCTGACCACCGATCCTCCGACGACATCTGCGGTACCGAATGCCCCAGTTCCCCCGCCACCGACGATACGAACAGAAACTAGGCCATACCCGCTACCTCCGTTTCCTGGTAATACCTGTACATTGTTAACCTTATAGGTGATATCGAATTTCACCCGGTCTGCAATATCCGGATGTGGTATAGGACTATTATCAGTGGTGTCTACGTTTGTAGACCCCGGTAATGCTGTATAGACTCCGGAACTTAATTGTCTAACAGTGATTATTCCTCCGGGTGTTGCTGTTGTTGAAAGTACCTGGTATCTGGCAGGTTCTATGAACGTTCCTCCTGCCACGGTGATGATATCACCTACTAGATAGTTCACTCCTGGATAAACGACGGAAATTGAATCTACGCTCATCAGCACCTGTCCGCTGAATCCGCTACCGGCACTAGGAGCATCGTCGATAACTTCTAGAGTACAGTCATTGGCACCATTGTCGTATGTTAGAACTTTTTTGTATGGTCCTATCTCTAATCTAGATTCGAGCATGATTTCTTCTGCTCGTTTTAATGCCGCTTCTAGTGTGCGATAAGCATAGGCCAGAGCCCTACCTTGGAATTCTAAAGCGATTCCTGGGCGATCATCTTCTCCGCTGGTAGCCACATATAGGTTCACGGCGCTGCCGAATGCAGAGTTATCTACATATCTTTTAGTGGCTGCGACCAATCCTCCGAAGACTTCGTCGTCATCGGGAACGGGATCACGAGCCAATACCAATGGCCCGGTCATGCGTCCAAAACTGGTATCGTTCAATCCAGTTCGTGGGTCTATGGCCTCCGTACCTGCTATACTGAGTTTGGTATCTACATAACCTTTGCTGGTTGCTTCATGCTCGAATATTGGAAATAGAGGATCATTGGTCGTCCCTAGATCGA